ATGCCTGTGTATTTCTTCGATACCCGCGATAACGACACTTTCATCGAAGATGACGAAGGTCTTGATCTGCCTGACACCGAAGCGGCCAAGGTGGCGGCGGCCACGTCACTTGCAGAACTCGCGCGTGACGTGCTGCCCGGAGTCGCGAAGCGTGAACTTGCGGTCGAAGTTCGGGATGATAATGGGTCGGTTCTAAAGGCGCTGATGAAGTTCGAAGCGATCATCCTGCGATCCGCTTGAGCCGTTTTGAAGCTTCTGAAAGCGGCTCCTCAAGTGTGCGAGTCCACACACGTTTTGCAACGTAGACCCACACAAACTTTTTGGCATATCTGACCCACCGAGCCGATTCGTCCGCCAATTTGTGAGCGGCGTCGGTGCGGGGAATATCACTATGGATAACACGCAATCTGCCCACGGCTTCCAGGCTCTTGAGGCGATCGCCGAGTTGCTGCTCTGGGCTGGATGGGACCGAGCCGCCGACCAAATCTATGCGACTATCTATGGCGCGGACGCGCTGGAACCCGAGGGGCAATCCTTTGCCGCCGGGACGGCTTCAAACGGCTGAGGTGCGCTTTATGGACAGCGACGATCAAATCACCATTGCCATGCTCGACGAGATCATCGCTCGCGACGAGGGGCATAACCAAGCTGCGTTAGCGACGCTGAATGACAACCCGTTAGATCAGTTGCTCAAGGAAATGGATGATGAGCGCCTATCCAGTGACGTTCAGGCTATATTGGACGAAATGCTAAAGCCCTGATCCACACAGACAGCTAGAAGAGTGCCCGCCTTTCTCCGTGAGGGGCGGGCCATTTTGTGCTATAATCCTGAGGTAATCAGGAGCACTATTTAGCACGCCACCACACTCGATCGGCATTTCGCCAATCTCGACCTAACCGAGCCCGGCGATCTTCTTATTGCCTTCCACCTCACCCGGCATTGGCCTCGCATGCCGTCCATGGACGATGCTGTGGCCGCACAGCAGCTTGAAATAATCGAGCACTTCGCGCCGATGATCTTCGACGTGCCCGACCACGATCTCACACGCGCCGCTACCCAGGCATTCATCAAGGAGCTTGGCGGCGAGAAGATCACCAGGCGTGCCGATGGCGTCAGAAAGTTCCGCCCACTCGCACCCCGCGAGTGGCAGCACCTCTTCCGCGAAGCATTCCGGCGCGGGCTGCTCAGCCCGTATGCCTTCGGGGTCGCCTGCCGCTTCTTCATGGAGCGCACCGAAGGCACCGGTGCCCCCGCCCATCCTAAGCATAGCGAGAGGGGCCGCGTCGTCATGCTGCAGGACCTACGTAACGCATGCCCTACGGGCCCCATGGATGAGGACGAACGGCGAGTCCTTGCCGCTGCTCCTGACTTCCTGACCCTCTGGCGCGGCTGGAACAGCCTCTCTGGTGATGGCGTGATGGATCGTGCCCAAGCCATGTTCTGGGCTCCCCAGCGGCACTACGCCGAAGTCTACATGCGCGGACGGGAAAGCAGCGTGTGCTCGCGTCGGCGGGTAAGAACTCTCTGGCCAACCTCTCGCTAGGCGTGCCAGGCATGCGCATGTTCAATCCCACTCCGGTGATCACAAGTGCGCAGTTCGAACCGTTCTTGCTTGGCGCTAAGGTGCCACGTGAGCTTGTGCTTGCCTTCGTCATCGCCGGCCCGGAGGACGATAAGCTAGAGGTGTTCGTCGACTTCGAAAAGCTTACGCCCGACATGGTGCAGGACTTCACGCCGATGAGCTACGTGCGGGCGAACGCGCCTTGGCGTGAACAGGCAGCATGACGGCCTCAGACACCCACCTCAAAGGATGTGCGCAACTGCATCCGTCCGATTGCAACCAGCCCGCACGCCATACAGAGAAGAGCTTGAGGATCTGGAAGGTGCAACAAGATGGAACAAAGTAAGCGTGAGCGTTGGGTCCTATATGGCGCGGTGCCCATGGTCGCGGCGTGCTTAGGCGGCGTAGTGACAGTTGCTGCGGGACACTTCTTTGGCGCAGCCGCACCGAGTGATGCGATGCTGGCAGTTCTCAAGATGGATGGCATTACCGTGGATCAACGATTGAAGCTTTTGGAGCAAGTCAACCTAGGAACATCACGGTTTTACAGCTTCCTCAACACGGCGGGCGTGATTCTGCTCATGCCGACAGCTGGCATTCTTTGGTCTTGGGCTGCCAAGATCCGAGGTTGAGATCGGGTCCTTAGATGCAACTTCGATTACGATCGGGCGCATCAGCCAATGATTACGGCGCGGCTCTATCCTCGATGCCCTTTATAATATTCGCAGCCACACACTTCTTAGTGAATTTGACTGCGATCTCCATGACTGTGTATTCTGGCCGGTTAACCGTCCTCACGTCAAAGTGACCTTGGGCCTCGGCTAGGCAAGCCGCACGTTCTTCGAGGATAGCCTTACGCAAGCCACTGAGGATATCCTGCAGCAACTTGTCGTCATCTATGATGTGAGGGTTCTCACGCAATATCGAAGCAGCTATCAACATCGAGTTAGTTGGCGCAGCGGTTTCTTTGTCACTCATCCTTAAAATGTATGCGCCTCGCAAACAAATGCAAGCCACTGGAGCGCAATCCAATTCCGGAGGGGGGTGCGGCCCGTGGCAAGCCTCTGGTGAATTGAGGTCGGGCCTCCCCGGTGCTAGTGTCTCGGCATTATTATTCGACCACGATCAAGGAACCACGACTAAGCCGTTGGCCTGCGGACCAACTGGCGCGACCACGCGCCGTGCGCCGCGTGCGCCCATATCCCGCACCTGCTGCGCAATACCTCGCGACCGTCGCGCGGCTGATACCGAAGTGCGCCATGGTAGCCGCCATGCTCGCGCTGTTCTCACGCCGCCAAGCTGCCACGGCGATCGCATCCGCTGCCTTGGGCTTGCCCAGGCTCACCTTGCCCCGGTGGGTGTAGCCTCATGCACTGCATAGCTGTTGGCACGCGATGACCGTTGCTCGCGTCGCGATCGGCGTTTCAATCTTTATTGATCGAATGAAAAACGAAACTTCAATCAACAATGTGACACACCCCTCCCCCAGGGGGGGGCACCCCTGCCCCTACCCCCTCTTCTCTACCCGCTGGATGGCAGCACGGCTCACACCATACTCATTGGCCAGCACGCCCAACGATACGCCCTGCGCACGCCGCTCACGCACCGTAGCCTGCTGCGCGGGGGTGAGTGCCGATGGCCTGCCCAGGCTCTTACCCTCTGCTCTAGCGCGGCTCAGCCCCGCTTGCGTGCGCTCTAGCAGCAAGTCCCGCTCGAACTCTGCAACGGCTGCGATCACGCCCATGGTCATCTTGCCCGCTGCACTGGTGAGATCCACGCCGCCCAGCGCCAGGCAGTGCACCCGCACACCCATGGCATCCAGCTTCTCGACGGTTGCACGCACGTCCATGGCGTTGCGCCCCAGACGATCGAGCTTGGTCACAATGAGCACGTCGCCGTCCTCAAGCCGGTCTACCAAGCGGGCAAAGCCCTGGCGTTCCATCGCCGCAACCGAGCCCGAGACGGTCTCAGCCACAACGCGGCGCTCGCTCACCGCGAAGCCGGCAGCTTCGATCTCCCGCACTTGGTTGTCGGTCGTCTGATCGGCGGTGCTAACTCGGCAGTAGGCGAAGGTGCGAGACACGGTGCGACTCCTGTATCGAAAAGGTGTTTCGTATCTCTAGCTGTATCGGAACTATCGTCAAGCTATATTGCGATACATGCCTGGCAAGTGGACCGTAAACGGACGATTCCGATACAGCCCTGAGAAGTTGAGCGTGTGATCACCCGTCGCGGTCACCTAGCGGGGGTTGAGCTTGCTCCAGGGCCGAAGAGCGCGCCGGGTGGTGCACCAAGCCTAGCCCGTGGACAAGAGCGTGATTAAGGGACCGCTATGGTTGCATTCGGGTCGGCGCTCCGCAAGAACATAGCGTGACCAGCAAGCCACGGGACCACGATGTCAGGCCAGAAGAAGTATCAGATCTTTGTGTCGTCCACGTTCCGCGATCTCGCCGACGAACGGCAGGACGCAATACGAAGCATACTTGACCTTGGTCATATCCCTGCGGGCATGGAGCTATTCCCCGCCGCTGACACTGAGCAGCTTTCCTACATCAAGAAGGTCATCGATGAGTGCGACTACTACGTCCTGATCATGGGTGGTCGATACGGCTCGCTTGATGATGAGGGGGTCGGCTTTACCGAGCGAGAGTATGACTACGCCGTTGAGACCGGCAAGGTTGTGCTGGCGTTCGACCATGGCGACGCATCGTTGATCCCCGTTGGCAAGAGCGACACAGCACCCCGCCTCGTGCAGAACCTCAACGAGTTTCGCGAGAAGGTCATGTCCGGTCGCTTGGTCCGGCAATGGACTACAAGGGAGAGCTTGGAAGCGATGGTGATCAAATCAATCGCAAGGGCTACAACCGACTTTCCGGCTGTGGGATGGATTAGAGGTGATACGGCGGCAAGCGAAGATCTTTTGCAGCAACTGAACTCCTTACGTGTCGAAGTTCAAGATCTGAGAAAAAAGAACAAGGCCATGAGTCAATCTCTTGAGCCAAAGCTCGAGAATTTGGCATCTGGTGATCATCAATTCAAGCTGCGGTTTACCTATGGCATCACGATAAACCGGCGTTCTGAAAGGCGGAGTCAGGAGTTCACTTTCTCTTGGGACGAAGTTTTCCTCGCCATTGCCAAGAACCTCTCAGTTGCCCGCTCAACAGGCACTATATCACTATACGTCGCAAATCACATAAAAGAAAATAGAGACCGTCCGAACACATACTATTCCCTGCTTGATTCAGATGCGGCTGTAATCAAGAACCAGTTGGCTGCACTCGGACTCATCGACGTATTTATTGCAAATACTGTCAAAGACGGCTCTGCGCATGAGTTTATGAAACTTACTGCAAGCGGCAAAAAGAAACTAGCAGAGTCGCTCGCTGTCGTTATTGATGACGCCCACATGGTTGATGACATACCATTCTAAGCATTAGCCTCGATCAGCGCCATACCAAAGTCATCCATGCCAGCCTGGTCGCGCTTGGTCATGTCACGGCTCTTCTTAGCTAGGCCGAGCTTGATTAGCTGTTGGCCTAGCGCTTGGACGTTCTGGCGATAGTTCGCCTGGTCGATCGCCTCGCCAGCAAGTAGGCGCACCGTGTCCTGCTCACAAAGCATTGCCAGGGTAGCCGCTGCCATGAGCAACGTGCGCTCGCTTGCAGACGCACCGCGACCAAGTTGCAGGGCAAGGTCTCCGGCCAGAGCCTTGAAGCGCCTGGCTTCCAGCGTTCGGCCATCCACCCGGCGATCGCCGATAACTAAGGGTTCGTCGATCACGCCGCCACTCCCATTTCGCACATGACTGATTTGATGTGCCGCGACATGGCTGCGGATGCTTTGCCGTTGCTGGTCATGACATTACGGACGGACTGCGGAGACACAGCGGCACGCTGGGCGATAAGCGCTATGGATTGCTGCCTGGATCCGCTGGGTTTGCGCCCTGCGAGCGCGCTACCACGGCGCGGCAGACGGTCGCCATTTGAGAGGTAGGCAAGCACTTGATCGCGAACGAATGAGGGTTCCAACCCTGCGAGCGCACAGATTTCTTTGAAGTCGTCGCCGCCGTCGCGAAACCAAGCGATCGCGGCGCTTCGATTGAGGGCGCGCGAACTGGCACTCTCGTTCACGCCCTTTCGCCCCGACGCATCGGCGACAGCAGCCACAATGACGGCAATCGCGAGACGCTGCTCAGGCGAGGTGTGGGCGTCTGCCTTGCCACCGGCGAGAAGATCGTCATCTGTCATGCCGGCCTCAGGACCGCTTTGCAGCGGCATCCGTATTCGAGCGGCGGCGTGTCGCGCTCGCCGAAAGGGGTTTGGAATGGCACGCCCAGGCGCACCCCTGCCCGGTTCAGGGTCGCGACCTGGGCGTGCGTGTGGCGCACTCGTTCGTCGCCGGCAGTCTGCCAGTAGCGGCGCTGGTCAGCAGGTAGTGCACCGGCGCGCTGGGCAATTCTCCATCCGGCAAGCTTCGCAGTCTCGGCGAGATCGTGGATGGCTTCGCCTGCAACCGCACGAAGGCGGAACGCGCGCGCCGCGTCGGCATGCCGGTCGAGTAGCGCATCGGCCTGAGCGGCGGTGAGCTTTGGGTCTGCCAGCGCCTTTGCTAGGAGCTTGGCCTGGGGTGCCGAGATATGCCCACGTGCGCCGGCAAGTAGCTGGCGCGTATCGATCTTGCGGACTTTGGAGGCAGGGACGCGCACGCCGTTGGCGTCCACGTGCGGCAGAACCATCTTGAGGGGTGCGCGGAGGTAACGCTGTAGGACTGTGCGCATGTGCTCCAGCGATGCGGCCTGTTTGATCGTGAGACCAAAGGAACGGCGGATCTGGGCAGCGCGGCTCTCGGGTGTGCCGGGGCCATAGATTGCTGCCTCGATCGCGGCGGCGAGTGCCAGCACCGTGTCAGCCTTGAACCGCTCGACAACGCGGGCAGCGGCGGCGTTCGCGACGGACAGGCCGGAGTCCTGGGGATTGAGGACGTGCTTGGCCTGGGCGGCTGCATGGGCCGCCACGCCGCCGACGAACGACAGCAGCACCGGGGCTATCACCGCGAGCGTGCTCGTCCAGCCTTCGGGTGCACCATCGTCATCCAGGCCCAGGATCGTGCCGAGTTGTTCGCGAATGTGGTCGCCGTCGCTGTCGTCGAGCGCCCTGCCCATCAGAAAGGCGTCGATGCTCTCCAGGCCGGCAGACACAGCACGGTTTAGCTCATGGGCGAGCTTGGTCTCGTTCGAAGCGGTGAGCGCTGCAATGTGGTCGGGCGTGGCCATCAGAACTGCACCTGGGCGACGTTCGCCGACGACACGACTAAGTAGGGCTCGATCAGGCGGCGAACAGGCTTCGGGATCTCATCGGCGACGTGGGCGAAGTGCATCACCATGGAGTCGCCAAGCATCTGCTGCATGATAGCAGGACCGCCGCCCAACTCGCCGGTGCTCAACAGATGCAGGGCAAGCTCTACGGTCGCCGTGACGATCGGCGGGATAATGTCGGCGGCGAGCGGGTAGCCCAGCGGGCAACGCTCGGGGACGCGCGGCCATTCGAGCGCCTGCGATGGCGCAAGCTTGCGGCCCTGCCAGCGCATGCGGTCTAATAGGGCCGTGGCGGTAAGGATTGCCTTGGTGCGCATGTCGTCGGTTGCATTGGTCCAGGCAGAGGCGAATAGCCGGGTGCCGGCGATCTCACTCGCCTGGGCAAGCGTGAGGTAGCTGTTCACGCCGACGATGATGGTCGGGGTTGCTGGGGTGCTCATGAGACTAAAACCTTGTGGAGGGTGTTTGCCCCGCTGGTGCGCATCTCGACGCGCACGGCTTTCAGGGCTTTGCCGCTTGGCAGCGTGAACATGTCGCCGATGGTGACGGGGCGCGGGTGATCGAGGAGCCAGATCGTTGCGGCGGCGTCTGGCGTTAGCTCACCAGTTGCTCGGCTGAACACGCGGCCTGGGGTCTCGACGACGCGGGCAGCATGCGTGGTGCTGCCCTTCGAGGTCTCCTTGCCGAACAGGTCGCGACCTGGCGCGAGCCAATGCTCTACTTGGGTATTCAGTAATGGACGAATGGCAGACAACATGGGGCACGCTCTGAATGGAGGGGGGTGCCGGTCGCGTCCCTGGGAGTAGGGTAGAGACCACCGGCATTCCGGGGTTATTTTTACACGGTCACTCACCGGAATTGACCGCCCCGGCGAACCGGGATGCCGCAACCGCGTATGGTGCGCGGTCGGGAAAAGCTTAGGCGGCCTTCACACCCTTCAAGCGGGCTGCTGCCTTCGGGTGCTTGATGACCACGCCCGAATACCACTCGGTGCGCGTGCGAAGCGCCGGCTTGTCGTCTACTTCGCCCAGGTCGCGCGCCTCGATCGGCTTCGTCTGAATGCCATGCATCGTGTCCGCACCGAACCGGACGGCATAGATGCTGGACGTGGCGTTCGCGGTGCCCTGGGTCTCATCGAACGCCAGGATGTCAGCGCCGGTCTCGTCCTCTTCGATGAGACCGAACGGAACACCTGCGTAGCCGTCGAGCTCACGGCCCAGCTGGTCGGTGCTGATCGTCAGCGCGTTGACCGCACGGGCGAGTTGACGGGCCTTGCGGCGGATCGTCTTGTTCATCAGCAGCAAGCTCGGCGTTCCCCGAACCGCATCGACCAACTCATCCAAGAGTTCGAGCGTCAGCACGCCGCCGTTCGCGCCGGCGGTGAGCACCTGGTCGCCGGTGAGCCGGCGATTGAGACCGTCGAACTCTTTGGGGTTCGCGGACGTGTTGCCGTCAAAGAACGTGCGCAGCCAAGTCAGCGTTGCAGCCTTCGCCTTGAGCATGTCATGGACGGCGCGCGTATCGTTGTCGCCGGTCTGCATGGCAATTTGCGCCACGTCGAAGTCGCTGTCGCCACCCAAGAGAGTCAGCGTCTCGGTGAGCGGTAGGACGACGCCGGTCGACTCCACGTAGCCTTCGTTGAACCCACGGAACGCAACACCGGGCAAGGTTTGCTCGCGATTATACGAATAGGCGTTGCCGGCGATGTTCATGAACGGCATCGCCGCCAAGACAGGGTTCTCGGTCGCGAAGACCTCAACAATCCCAGAGGTGAGTTGATCGGGGTTCAACTTGCCCCATTCCGTAATTGTAAGCACTTCAGGTATCCTCTCTTATTAGCTCAGCGTCGGTAACCACCCGCTATGCGGGCGTAGACTGGTAGGGATGATGGATCTTTGATGGCCGGTGTGATCACCGGCTTCACGCCGCCATCGGTCGGCGGCACGATGGGCTTGGCGAACACGCCAGTAGCCTTGGCCTGCTGGAACCATGCGATCTGGTCGGCTGGCGAAAGCGACGCCGGGATGAGCCCGCGCAAGTGCTCAGGAACATCGGCGAGGATGGTTTCAGCGGCGGCGACAAGCTGCGACTGGATTGCGGCCAAGGCATCGGCGCTGGCGTCTGCGGCAGGCGCAGGTGGGGTGTTCGTCTCTTCGCTCATTGCATCCTCTGGGGGTTAGACCGGCATCGCCAGTTGCGCCGCTTCGTCGCGGCGTCGTTGAAGCTCTTGGAAGGCGGATTGCCGATCGGGGAAGCCATCGGGGTTGCTCGCCATGAGCGCGTCCACGGGGCTCCAAATACCAAGCTCGGTTTTCGCCTGGGCGTTGGTTAGCTGCTCGGCTTCGGACAGCTGGTCCTGCTGTTCGGCGAAGTCGACGCCAATGGTCGCGTCGTCGGGGATTGACCCCGGTGCGTGCTTGTTCACCACCGCCTTGAGCGTCTGGAACAAGCGGGCTTCCATGGTGCGAGCCTGGGCAATCGCGTCCTGGCGAACTTCCTTGAGGTCCAGACGACCGGCGTGTTTGGCGCTGCCAGACTCCGCGACCTTGGAGAGGTCGAACAAGTCGGCACCAACGCCATACGTCGCCGCCATCTCGCGCAGCACGAACTCGATCGCCGACAGGATCTTGTCGATTGGTGCGTTCGGCGAGGCGAAGCCGAACTGCCCGCCCTGGGGTAGCGCGATAGCGCGATCAGGGCCGAACTGCAGCACCTCGTTTGCGCTTACGCCGCTCGCCCAGGCTTGGCCGTGCGCCTGAAACTCCACGGCACGCCACAGGTTCGTCAGCCCCACATTGACCGCATCCTGGGCGGCCATGAGGTCATCCCCGCCGGGGAGCCAAAAGCTATCGTCGGGCAAACGGTGGAACCACGGCACGAGCGGCAGCACGCCGTAGGGGTTCAGGTTGCCAGGGTTGCCGGCGATGGCCTGGGCAGCGCCACGATGGTTGTGGACGCGGAAGCTGGTCGCGCTCCAATCCGCGAAGGTCGTGTCCTCCGCACGCTCTCCGGGACGAGTAACGATCACCCGCGTGGGGCGCTCGGGGTCGTCGCAAACCACATCAAGCACGTTCGGCGTGAGCACGTTGAGCGTCGGCGTGCCGGTCTCTTCGTTCCAGCCCACTTGCAGCATGACGGTCTTGCAGACTTCGAGGTAGCGCGATGCCTTCTTGAGCACGGCGTCGGCATTCATTGCTCGATAGAGTTCGTCGCCCTTGGCCTGGTCCAGTCCGTTGAACGTGCGGCGCGGCGGCAGGCGATACGTGGACGCGCGCTTGTCAGTGATCGCGCGCACCAAGTTGACCGAGAAGATGCGGAACTGTTCGGGACGGCTGAACCGCGCCGCGATGAGGCGCTTGGCGTCGTCGTGCGACTGGTCCCAATAGTAACGGAGCCGGCGCTCGCACTCGCTCTTACGCGCGTGCGAAGAAGAGGTGATCCTCACAACGTCAGAGAATGAAGGGCGCAAGCTAAACACTAATTTTCCAAACTATATAAATGAGACTATCTTACACTAAAAAGAACATGAAGGAAACATGATTCATTTAGGTAGCGTATGTGACCCGATGTTTTTGAGCTTACCTTCGATGAATGCCGGTAGTTCAACGGGAGCAACTGACACGCGATGTTTGTATGCTTCATACATACGGCGCACTTCACTCATCGAGCGGCAGGCATCTGCACAAGGCGGGATCGTGCCGCCGCCGTTTAGCGAGCAGTGCACCACGCTTGGACCGCGACCGGTGCAGTGGATGCCTTCGATCTCGTAAGGGTGCAGGGTGACGCTGCGCAGCGAGTAGACGGCCCATGCCAGCGCGTGCACGTAGTCGTCGTGCCCGCCGCGCGGGTGAGAGAACTTTGGGATGGAAGCCAGGCCATCGGTAGCGCTGCCGTCCTCGATGACCTCGAATGCGCCCATCTCCGCTATCAGGTCACGGAACGCAGGGTGGATGTGCAAGCGGCCCTCTGCCGCCGCCTGGTAGATCGCGGTGAACGCCGCGTATTTTGTGGACCGGGATGGGTGCACTACTTCGGTTCCAGCACCGAAGGGTTGGGCCGCGCACCAATCGGCGATGTCCTGCGCGCCGTAGCTTTCCAGCGTGGCGCGCGACATCTGGAACGCCTGTCGATACGTTTCGAAACGCTTCTTGATCCCGCCGGCACGTCCAAGGAACACGGAGTCAGCGTCGAGCACAAACAGGTGCTCTTCATCATCGATCACGATCTTGGCGACACACGCGGTCACCGTAGCGTCACCATGCTTGGACCCGCCGAACGCGCGGTCCAGGCCAGCACCAACGATGTAAGCGGAGCCCGCTGCCAACGCAGCTAGGTCCAGGGGATATTCGTCGCTAGTGCAGGCGCTGAGCACGTCAGCCGGGAACAGGGCGTTCGCTGCATCACCCCACCGGTTGAGGTGGAGCAACGCGAACTTGTGCGGGAGCATCTGCCGCGACAGCGACCGCAGCTTGCCAGGCGCGATCCACGCCGGCGAGTTGCGGCAGGCGTCGTCCAGGTCGGCGTATTCGAGGTGCGCGAACGCGATGGACGTGTCGGGGTCGGTGGGGTGTGTCGCCGATTGCCAAAGCTCCCACAGCTTCGACGATCGCGGCGCGACCGTGGAGTCGATGATGAGTAGCGAGCCCTTGGTATCGAGTAGCGAGCCCGCCAGGGCCTCATACACGTCATCACCGCCGTTTCGGGCTGCATGGATCTCTGAGATCTGGGCGCAGGACAACTTCATGCCCCATAGCGCCGCAGGGTTGCTGCTGTAGGCTTGGATCAAACTGCCGGCAGACGGCATTTCGATGCGATCCACACTGAGCCTGATCGTGCCCGCCGCTACCATGCGCTTGAGCATCGGCGTGTTCTCGAACGCGCCTTTGATCGTCTTGAACGCGGTGGAGGTGACCTGCTTCTCGGAGTTAGCGACCACCGCGATGTTCTCGGATGGACGCGACAGGAAGCGCCACACGATGAGCATGGCCGCGAGGGTTGTTTTCCCATGACGGCGCGGAAAACTGAACACAGCGACCGACACATCGGGGTTGTCGAGGGTCTTGCGGACCTCGTCACGAATGCGGTCGTCGAGAATGAAAGGGACATAGCCGCCGCTGCCCGAAGGGACGTGCGGCTGCACGTCCTTGAGGAACTGCTCAAAGCCCTGAGAGCCATCACGCCAGGACGCGATAGACGCGGCTAGGCTGGGCTTGGAGGATGCAGACGAGGAGGACAACGCGAAGGACTACCGAGTGCACGCGATCGCACGCCGTGAAGCGCCGATGGCTTAGGGAATGCAAACGGCTCGGGACCGAGCACTAGCCTTTCACAGTCGGCTTCATCCTGGCCCATTTATTGGGCGTGGTCCGCACGCGGTCCAGTTTTCGTGTTGATGCTTTTCCGAGGTTCTACGCGGGTTTTAAGCCGTGCGAGCCCGGCCTTCGCTGTTGTTTAAGCCCTGCGAGCGGGCCTCCGATCGCCGAAGAGATCAGGGAATTGCGTTTTGCTGGAGCAGCTTACCAAAAAAACGCATCTTCAACAAGCCAAAATCTGCACGCCGAGGGGTATTGAGTTTCCCCTCGCGCGTGTGTATGCGCGCGCACGCATGCAGGTGTGCACGCCGGTGTGTGTGCGGGCGCGTGCGCGCGTGGGCGTGCGCGTTGAATGTTTGTTTTTATATATATATGATTCTTAGACTCATGTTCTCTTCACTTCGTTCAGAGAACAGAGCTGCGCTTGTTTTTTGTAAAATGATGAGAAGCGAGCAGATCAAAGAAACCACCGCGGAGTGCAGTTCCACAGGAAAACCCGGTGTGTCTGCTACCCTCGCTGGAACTCAAGGCGGCTTCGGCGTGTTCACCCCCTTGAGCCGTGAGTGGATCTCAAGACCCAGCTTGCGGCGTGCCCCAGCCTGAGCCCTACAAGGCCCCTCAGAGGTCGCGCAAGGCTTTTAGCTACTCTGTCCTAGGCAAAGCATGTTTGCGCGCTGTAGCACCCCTTTCCGAGCAAATTAGCCGTATATGGTGCGGCATCTGCACCTCACGGGCTCAGATTTCGAACTTTACGCCATCAAATCGCACCTGCTCCATCACCGGCGCGAGGAACCGCACGGTGCCTTGGCGCACGACGCCATAGCCCGCCGTCGTGCTCTTCTGATCGTGCCCGATCGCTACCGCGATCTGATCATCCACAAGGCCAACCTCAAGGCGCAGACGATCGGCGAGTTCATGGCGGAAGCTATGTGCACCCAGGCCATCGGCACCTGACTTCACACCAATGCGCGTGAGATAGTCGCGCCAAAATGCAGACGGTTCGGCCCCCAACTGATCACGATCGTTCGCTACCAACTCAGGGAATAAGCGACCGTCGCCGCCAGCTTCGCGGGACCGAGCAACGAACTCGACGAACCCAAGCCCAAGTAGCTTTTTGTGAGCCACACTTGCCCTCGATTGCCCGGATTTGGTCGTCTGCCCCTTCTCGGGCTTGTGGTGAATGTCGATGACCCATGCACCGCAGTCATGTTGTGACACATCCTCGGTGCGAAGCTGCGCGGCCTCGCCGACCCGCATCCCTGTGAACAGACACAGCAACGGGATCCAGCGCCGCCAATCGTCCGCGCGCACTTCCCCAGGTCGGTGCTCTTTGCCATCAGCCTCAAAGCCGGTGAACAAGGGCGAGGCCAGCACGGCGTTCAATCGTTCGGTGCCAAACGGTGGGCGTGGATTCTTGCCCTTCACCCGCTTGAAGAACAGGCCGGTGCACGGGTTCGACAAGTCCCACCGCTCTTCGATCAGCCAGGCGAACAGCGGCGATATGGTCGATAGGTGCTTGTTGATGGTCGTGAGCGCTACCCGTGGCATGTCGCCGGCACGCGCCTTCTCCACCGCCTCGCGCATAGTGAGACCGCGCATGTCCGCGCGGTCTCGCCACTTGGGCGGGAGCTGCCGCATGGCGTCACGGTATTCACGGACGTGCTCAGGCTTGATCGACGCGACTGCACGATCAGCGCCGATGAACGCCGTGAATTGCTCAATCACTTTTCGGTCCTGAGTGAGTGTGTCCGCGCGCTTGCCCTCTTCCGCCTGGCGCTGTTCGGCGTAGCGATCGAACAGTTGCAACAGGGTCTCCCCAGGCTTTGCCTTCGCCGCTTCCCGCGCCCTCACCTCCTGAACCAGGCGGCTGTCGGTCTCTACATCGACATACCCCTCGGCGCGGCGCGCGTCGGCGCGTGCAGATGATGCTTTGACCGCCGTGATGAACTCGCAAAGCTTTTCGTATTCGGCGCTACCAGGCGGTATGTCCAAGCCAAGGCTATCACCGGCTAATATAGCTTCGGCCTGGGCATCGGTGTGAATGCCCGCCGCGTGCGCATACGCTCGGTTGCCGGCTTCAACATGTGCGTTGTCGATGGCTATCTCATGAGCCCACTGGCCCAACGACAACAACCCACGACGGTGGGCGGCGGCATCCTCTAGGTAGAGGTCGTGGGCGACAGCGACTGCCGCCTCTTTCAGTTGAGCTTCGGTCGGCTTCGGCCTGGCTGGTGGGGACACGGCCAGCGCTGCGAAGGCATCGCCGCGTGCCTGAGCCCATTCGCGTTTCCACTCATCCAGCACCGCAAGGGCACGGTCGGACGCTATGCGGCGATCGGTTGTGCCCATCGACCTCACCCTTTCCTTCGGCTTGCCCGGTGCGTGCAGCGCACGCGGGACTGGCACGCGAAGTTGCCATGTGCCGCGCTTGCCGCGTTGAACGAGATAGGTGGCGAGGGACATGGAAAGGGGCTTCTCCGTGCAAGTGCTGTAGCAAGTCGTAGCACCTTTGCTGTAGCAAGTGGAGTCCGAATCCCGCAGAATACCGCGACTCGTGGCATTCTCCTGTCAAGATGAGCCCTTACATTCCCATCCTGTCTCCCCGACCACTTTTCTTCCTACCTTGAGATCAATGACTTAGCCGGCCTCACCGCCCGAGTCTTGCCAGCGCACTTGGACGCTATCGTCGCTGATTTTGCCAGTCGTCGATCCACCTGTGGTATTCATGTCTCGTGTTCGGCTTCTCGCAGAGTTCGGCTCATGTTCGATGCCGGCTACCGACGGCAGCAGTAGATTGGCATTCGATCGAATCGTTCGCGGCTGCACCTGCCCTCGCAGCGAGACATGCGGTCGTGTGCAGGGTAGAGAAATGACATCCCGTCGCGCCCTTGGCGGGGTCGCTCGGGCGCGGCAGTTGCCTACTCCTGTGTAGGTCCGCGTTCCGCGAAGAGACAAGCAATGCCTTGAGCGATCTCGCTGGCCAGAATGGGCTTCACAAAGCGTCGGATATTGCGAAGCCTATGTGGCACCACATGTTCATCGTGGCCGGTGCAAAAAACCACGAGAATGTCGCGGCCGATCAGTTCATCAACCAACTGGAAAGCAAACTTACCGTGCAAGTTGATGTCGATCACAGCGGCATTGATCAGCGGCTCAGATCTGGCAATCTCGGAGGCCATGTCCAGATTGCCAACAGGGCCGATCACTTCCGCTCCGCGCCGCACCATCTCCATGCGGAGATCGAAAGCGATGAAATAATCATCCTCAACCAACAAGATACGCCCACCCAACAAGCTACCCTGCTGGATGTCATTATCCCAGGCACCATCTGGCGGGCGCTCTACGACATCAGAACGCTCGGGTCCTTTTTCTACATCAGGAGCTTGAAAGCTGCCACTCTCATCCGGTGTTCGTTCGTGCATGGTGACTTGTTTGCACTAGACGAGACCAACCGCGTTGCTGCAAATCAACTCAGCCGTAACTGCCCGCCGAGCCGAGCCGTACGGTCGGCAAACCGGCGTTTGTGAACGCAGTTAACCAGGTGCAGTTCGAACCCAGCCTGCGAGCCGAAAAGCACTTTTGGTCTGAAGGTGATGCGTGAGCCGACCATGTGGAATCGGGCGGCCGGCTCACCTGCCCCTTGGACCGTCGCGCAGCCTAAAGAGTAGAAGGAACTTAGGTCTTCACTTGCGGCTGGAGAGCCGACGTTTGCTCCCGGTGAGATCAGGCGACCGCGCCGGATCGCTGGGGCTCAAGGTGCAGGTAGCGCTGATTGAAGTCGCCAACGAGCCGTAACCGCTTCCAATCGGGGAAACTAATCGCCCGCTTCGACCGCAAGATCAGCCCTTCGGCTTCCAGCGCCTTTAGTGTCCGATTTACGTGCACGGGAGTAAGGCCAACGGCATCGGCAAGCTGTTCCTGGGTCATCGGCAGTTCGTAGCCATAGTCCACCGCCAGACCTTCTACGTCGAGGCGGACCCCAAGCTCGCACAAGATATGAGCGACCCGCGCTCTCGAGTCCCGCCGGCCTACGTTGAGCACCCATTCGCG